ATGTCAGTTATGACATTTGCTACATTACTGCTAATTATAGGTCTATCTCCTCTCTACGTCACGATGGGTCTAATTCATCGCCAAATGATCGAGAAGAAAAGTTAAGTTTTAGCTTGTTTTGCGTCTGAAGGTTTTATTTCCTGCTCTTGATTTTTTGTAGATAATAACTGTGCCTGTGCATCTTTTACACCTAAAATTGCACCTTGATACCTGTCTTCATTTTTACAGGCAAGTTCATAAGCACGTTTAGCTTCTTCTTTTTGCGTTTGAATATTAACAAGCTGTTGTTCGTACTGCTTAATTAGATCATCTAGTGGATTAGTCATGCTGCTACCTCCATTGCTGTAATTGTTGAAGCGGCAAGACCTGCATCACTATGTGATGTATAAGGTCTATTTATATAAACAGTCTGACTTTGTGCTACAGCAATTTGTGGTTGATAAGTTATTGCACTTGTAGTTGATGGTGAGTCTAAAAACAATAGTGGAACATTACCTTGCATATATGAATTATTAGCAGTATCCAGTTTTATTGCAGCAGCACATTGAATACCAGTACCAGAATCTCCTACATAATTAGCTGTATTCCCACCAGTAAATTTAAAAAATATTTGATAACGAGAATCATTAATTCCAACGTGAATATATCCAGATAATAATATTTTGTTTGAACTTGATGAAGGTGTAATTGTTACTGCTAAACCCGATAGATTTGTAAATGATGAACTATTAACTGAGCCTGTATCTGTTCTAGTTGCAGAAACAACTTGAAGAATATTACCTGTGTTATTTGGGAAGGCACATTTTCCAGCATTATCAAACGTGATTGCATCACTTGATGCTCCTGTATGCCTAATACTATTAACAATTAATCTACTGCTCATGGCTTGGGATTAGCATCCTTAACTGCTTTGTTGTGAATAGCAAAGCTACCTGTTGCATCTAGTTTACCTGCAATAATATCGTCATACAACATTCCAAGCTGTTCACCTGTTGGTGCATACGTTGTAGAACCATCTGTTGTCCTGTCACGTTTATATTTAGTAGCAGCTAATTCATCATCTATAGCTTTTCTTGCTGCATTTATTTTAGTTTGAGAAAGCGAGACAGATTTACCATCTTTGTCAAACGCTCCAGCAGAGTCATCAATAGTAACGACTGTACCTGCGTATGCTTTGTAAATAGCTTCGTGATCGAGTGCCATAGTGTTTTACTTTTAATTATAGAAGATAGCCATTAAGCTGCTACCTCCATAAGCGTTAATGTTGATATAGCACCTACATTAGCACTTGCCCACCAACGGTTTACTGATGCTCCAGTTGTATTATTACCTCTAATTTGTATTTTATAAGTATGAGAATTTGTATCGCTTGGTGCAAATAAGAAAGAAGCAGATTGTTGGCATATATTATATGAAGAATTACTTTGACCATCTGAATACAAATTTGCAAATGTAGTTGGATTATGGTCAGCATCAGTTCCTCCAGTTCCAACACCAATCTTCGTACTATCTTGTACAAAAACTAAATAAACTGGCCCTAAATTCCACCAATTTCCTCCAGTAGTTACGTTATAACTCATAAGTATTTTATTCCCAGAACTGGTCAACGTCATAGTTGTGCTTAAGCCAGTTAAATCCACATACGTTTGTGAAGTTGTAGTAAAAAAATCTGTTTTTACTGCTTGTTTTACTTGGATAATATTACCTGCCTTTGGATTTGTTGTTGTCAGTACCGTTCCATCGGCAGTTGTAGGTAACGTAATAATACGATCATCTCCTGTTGAAGAAGGTGCTTGAAAACTTACTGAACCTCCACCTGATCCTGCGTTTAACTTAATCTTTCCTGTCATGGTTTAGGATTGTCTGATTTTACTTTTGCAATGGCATCGACCCAAGTTGTTGTACCATTTTTTTTGTCCCAATATTGCATATCTAATTGTTCTTGTATTGATGGATATGCTACTGCTCTTTTGTTTTTATATTCTTGTTTTTTAAATTCAGCTACAACTGCATCTGCATCTACCGTTACTGAATTACCATCTTTATCTCTACAAGTAAATTTGTTTTCTTCTAATTCAGAAACAAACGTAACTTTAGGATAAAGATCTCGAATAACACTATGTGTAGTAATCATACAACTACCTCCATTGCCCACATATCATTCCAGTTCTTAGTACTGCCTGGACTACTAGCCCAACCAACATAAGAGTTACCGCTTCCTGATCCATTTTTCATATAAACTGTAAAAGTCAGTTGACTTGTTGTGCCTGCTGTTTGACTATATTTAAAAGGAACTGAGTGCCACATATGATTAGAAGGAGAATTGTATCCACTTGACATTAATGTATCCCTTGAAGTGCCATTATGAATAGCAAACTCTGACCATTTATTATCTTGATCCGTATGTGCAGCTAGAAAACCACCTACCACAATTAAATTACTTGAATTAGTAGGAGTTATATCTACGTGTATTCCTGTACTCTCCCAATTTCCTGCACTTTCTGAATGTCTAGCGTTAACATCAGCATTAGCAGCTTGTATCCATTGAATAACTGAACCTGGTCCTTGTTTTGCTTTTGTAACTGCTCCAGCAGCAAGCATATCTGTATCTACTATTCCGTCAGGTAAGCCGCCTACTGCAACCCCTGTAACTACTCCTGTATTTCCGTTGATTGATACTGCCATCTAAACCACCGTGAATGTTGAACCAGAAGGTACAGTTAAAGTATAAGTCGCCATTGAAAAAGGGCCAGCTACCATACCATTTTTATTAGTACCAACTGTAATATTTCCTGTTGCTGTTGCAGGGTTTTGAAATATGCTATCTGTTTCTCCTCCAGCCGAAATAGCATTAGTGGATGCAGCAGTTATTCTACCTTGGGCATCAACTGTAATAGCTGGAATAGCAGTAGCAGAACCATAACTACCTGCACTAACAGCAGTATCAGCAAGTCCAGCAGCTTGTGCTTTGGTTAATCCCATTAATCAGCCTCCTCTGGTGTGTTGGTCTTAGCCCATTCTAAATAGGCTTGGTAATCGGTGTTTGCTTCGTCTTTTGGTATCATTGCTCCATCTTCTTTTCTAATAATACTTTCCATAACCATACCTTTATATTCAGTAGGTACGTTATAAAGTTTATAAGTGTAATTCATAATTTAAAGCTCCGCATCGAGAGTACCATAACCTCCAACGGCTGCACCACTACTATTACCATAACTTAAAAGTCCAGAATAATAATATTTATATTGGCTATTACCTGTGTGTACACCTGTTGTACTTCCACTTTCATAACTTCCTGCTTGATCTCCAGTTCTAACAACAGTAGGTGCTGCTCTCATAGGTGTTACAAAATGATAATGGGCATGATTATTAGAAGATGTACTAGGAAATCTTACAGAATGATACCAATATTGAAAATAACGTTGGCACTTAGGAAAAGTGACATATTCGGGTTCATGCTCAAACGAGGTGGCATGATCTGAAACCTCTAATTGAACTCCTGTAATTTCAAATGTTGCATCATTTGTTGTGTACCATGTTGAAGTATTATCTGGTGTTCTTTGTGTGTTGTTATACGCTGCCCAAGCATTTTCACTAACACTTGCAGTTTTATCTGTACCATAAAATAAAGCAAATCTTATTTCTAAACCAGCACCATTATCATTATCAATTTGTAAGTTAGAATTTCCAGGAATTGTTTTAGTTATCTTTGTCCAAGTATCTGATGATAAAGAACCAGTAGAAAAAGGATAATTATATGCAGTTCCATCGTATGTTTTTACATGACCAAAGAAGTTTTGAGCAACACTTGATTTTACCCAGAAAGATAGTGTTATGTAGCTAGACGAAGATAGATAATTCCAACCACTATTAGCAATATCTTGTGCCTCAAAAATATGTTTTATATCTACAACATCACTAGCACCTGCACCACTTGTTTGATTTCCGTTTGTAATTTTAAGTGCTTTTCTAAAACCTAAAGTGTATGGTGTAGTTCCAGCAGCAACATCTGCTTGTGCTTGTGTAGGTGCTTCATCAACACCTGAAGTTCCTATTTGAAATCTATCAACAGTTTGATAACCTGTGCTTGTACTTGACGTGCCACGTTGAGCCACTTGCATAGCTCCGTTAATTATTAAATTCCTATTACTCCTATTAGTAATATTGGCAGTACACGTTCCATCATTAGCTAATGTGATCGCATCACTTGATGCACTTAATCCTTGTAATGCTGCAACTTTTAATTTACTCATTATCCAGCCTCCAATGCAGCCACTTTTGTTTCCAATACTTCAATTTTAGCAACAGCTTCCTGCAATGCAGCAGTTAAAAGAGGAACAAATTTTTCGTATTTAAGGGATTGATAAATAGGATCGCCATCAGCATCAACTTCATCTTTTTTTCCTATTAATGAGGCTGGTACTACTGCACCAGCTTCATGTGCATAAAAACCAGAACATAAAACATCAGGTTTATCAACAATTGTTCTATCGGTTTCTATGTAATTAAATTTATAAGTCTTTAGTTGCTTAACATCTGCTATAGCATTTGTGTAGTTTACAACATTCTTTTTTAATCTATAGTCAGAACCACCAGCATAGGAAAAAGCTGTTCCAGAATTATTTGCTGTTGGAGTTGATGATGATTGTCTTAAAGTAAGACTGTCATCCATCCACATCCTTACATTCCCAACATTTTGATGCTCCCAATAAAGTCCAGTTCTATTATCATCTGAACCACAACCAAAATAGTAAAAATTACAAGAAGCAGCATTTGAATCGTTAGTTCCTGTAAACTCCGCAATAAAATGATTAGCACTATTTGAGCCACTATCTACTTGCAATCTCTTATCAGGAGATATAACACCTATACCTACGTTTCCAGACGAATCTATACGCATACGCTCTGTATCCGAACCACTTAACCTTCTATTAAAAGCTAACGACCCATCACCTTGATTTACATCTAATATGTAACCATGATCTCCAGAATCTTGTTTTAAAAATAAATTATTTTCAGCAGAACTTACAGTCAATTTAAAACTTGGTGATGCAGTTCCAAGACCTACGTTGCCAGAGCTATTTGCAGTAACAAACGACCCATCACCTGCGTAATTATCGTTTAAAGTAATAGTTCTATTGGCAGCAGGGTTAGACGAAGGAGCAGATATTATTACTCCATTTCCACCGCTATGTAATAACTTAAGTGAACTCATTATGTATCTCCTAAACGTATAAAATTAAAGTATGTGTAATCACTTCCACTTCCTCGTAACTGTGTATGAGTAGTTTGAGAATAAGCAGTTACAAATCTAACTTTGTTTACAGAAGTATCTTGTACATCAACTATTGCTGAAGTTACAGATTGGCTATAATATCCAGGATCAGATATAGAAGATACAGCTCTACCAGCAATAGCGTAGTTACTACCGTTATGAAAGCTAATATCTAAATCCATCCAAGTAACACTATAGGTAGAATTTCTAAGCGACCAATGGGCTTCTACTTGGTATATACCTGTTTGTGGAAAGGTAAAAATTCCAGAACTTTCTGACATTCCTGTACCTATAAAACCAGTGCCAGAGGTTGTTTGAGAACGTGCGAAATAACTGGTTATTGGACTTTGAGGACCTGTTATACTTGTTGTTAGTCTCCACCTATCAACCATCAATATTCCATTGGTAGTAGCAAGACCACTTGATTTGGCTGATGTTACAGCATTTGCAGCCAACATATCAGTATCAACTATTCCATCTGGTAAACCTCCAACAGCTACACCGCTAATAACATTTGTAGATCCGTTGATTACTATTGCCATAATTTACCTCCTAAACAATAACATAGCGTGAACCTGATGGAATTGTAACCGTTACTCCATTTGCTATTGTTATATCACCTGCACTTAAACCTGACTTATTTGTAGTCATAGTGTAATTATTTGAAATTGTCAAAGAGTTTTCTGTTACGCAACCATCAGCTTTCTGTGACGAAACTCCTGTTAATGCTGATCCATCTATAGCTGGTAAAGCACCTGTTAAAGCAGAAGAAGGTAAGTTAGTTAAACTTGCACCCGATCCACTAAATACAGTCGCACCTAATGTTCCTGTAGCAGAGTTAAATGTAAGGTTCGATCCAGATTTTAGTCCTAAATCTCCTGTAGCTGCGGTAGCAAATAAAGGAAAACAAGTAGTATCAGAACTTTCATCTGCAATAGTAGAAGTAGTTGCATTACCAATCGCAACCTGAGTTCCCATATTGACAATAAAATATGTAGCACCACTAGGAGGAGCAGAATCAAAAATAATATCTGTACCGCTAACAACATATCCCTCTGTCATGTCTCCCTGTCCAGTTCCATCATTGGGCTGTTGCATTACACCATTAATAGATACCCTTAATATTTCTGCATTGGCAGGTGTTACTGCTGTACTTGTTCCTTTAGTAACCAGCTTGAATCTATAAGCAGAACCGTTAAATGTAGCTGATCCTCCACCAGTTCCAGATGATGAGGCAATATCTAATAAATCTGCTGTTCCCGAAGTAGTTGCTGATCCGCCAATCTCTCCCCAAGCACTACCATCGTATCCTTCAAATTCTGATGTCTGACTATTAAATCTAAACATACCAGCAGAAGGAGATCCTGGTCTTTGTGCAGTCGTGCCAGCAGCAACATCAATCGCTCCTGTACCTGTCATCAAAATATTGTCACTGACAGTAAATGTGCCAGTAACATCCATATTTCCACTAACACTCAAGCTGGATAGCAGGGTTCCTGTAGCTGTTGCAGAGTTTGTCTGTACAGCATTACCCATCAACGAATGAGATGAACATTGGTAATGAATTACCATTGGAGTCGTATCACCTACAACAATCTGTGTATATGCACCACTAGAACCAGCAGTTCCATTTGTAGTTACATTTGTTGTATATGCTGTAGTTTTATTTGCCTCAAGATAAAAACGAAGAGGATGACCACTATTACTACTATCTGATTGGTCAAACTTATAAGTACGACCTGGAGTAAGAGTTAAGAATGGTGCTTCCTTACCATCAATCTTATAGCCATTACTTGAGCCACTTCCGTTATATCTATGAGCCGCTGTTTTACTTGCAACTGTAACTGTAAAAGTTTTTACCGAACCAGTATATGTAGCATGAGTAGAAGCAAATCCTCTAACATTTCCATCATCAGTAAGAGTTAACGTACCAGTAAAATTAGGATCTGCATTTTGACCAGGTGCTACCCAACTAAGAACTCCAGAAGCATTACTAGATAAGACGTAACCACTTACTGAAGAATCAGCAGAAGGTAAAGTCCAAACAACATTAGAAGAAACTGTAGCTGGCGATTTAAAACCTACATAATGTGATGAATCAGAATCTAAATATCTAAACTCTTTCTGTCCAGAAACAGATATATGCTCACTACTTGTCCATGAATCTGTTGAATTAACCCAATTAAATGTTTTATCTGTAGCTCCCTTAAGTGTTAATCCACCTCCATCAGCAGTTGTATCGCTAGGGGTTGATACTTTTCCAAGGGTTATATTTTTATCCTCTACATCAAGATTAGTAGTGTTAATAGTGGTTGTCGTACCACTTACCGTTAAGTCACCTGGTATGCTTACAAGACCAGCAGAACTTATTGTCATTCTGCCTACACCAGCAGTACTAAAAGTTAAAGTATCTGAGCCACCACTTATTCCTGAGTTATTGTCTGAATTAAAACTAAAAGATGGTGCAGAGGCAGATCCGTCAGGTGCTTTACTCAATAAATTTGCGTATGTAATTTTATTGTTTGAACCTGTACCACCACCACTGACATCAACAATAGGCAATATGTCAGTGCTTGCTGGTGCTGTTAATGCTGTTAGTTCTGATATTTTTTGATTTGTCATAATTAGAACTTAATTACATACATTAGAGCATAGTTTTTAACACGAACTTCAGTCCCACCATCATTAGAAATACTAATACCAGTTGTTTCACTTGAAGTTTTTCCTACATCTGGTTCATCAGATTTACTGACTATATTATATGCTTCATTTAAGTTACCAGCACCTGTGCCAGATGCGGGGAAGTTAGTGCTAGTTAAAGTACTATTAAATCGTGACTCTCCACTATTACCTGACCTAAACGAATGGTGGAAGTGACCTGAATCTGTAACATTATGATTGTGAGATTTATTTTGATCTGATTGACTTGAAGCAAATGATCTGCCACTATCAACTCCAGCACTATTATCCCAACCTCTTACAAATTGACCTCTAAGATCAGGAAGATTAAAAGTAGAAGAACCATCTCCTACTCCCCATGTTGTTGAAATTGTCGCAAATAAAGTAGCATATGTTGACCTACTAATAGCAGCACCATTACATTCTAAAAAACCAGTAGGAACAGTAGTCGTAGCTAAATTAAATACAGAACCGACAGGCACACCATTAGCAAGTTCTCCCCAAGCTGTTCCGTTATACCCTTCAAAAGCAGCATTAGTAGAATTAAATCTTATGTCTCCTGTAGCTCCTGTTGGCCTTTGTGCTGTTGTTCCTGATGGTAACTGTAATGACCCAGTGCCAGACATAACAATGTCTCCGCCAGATGTGACCGTTCCAGAAAATATAGGTGATGCCTTAGTTGCTAATCCAAAATTATTAGTATGTGCAGCATCCGTTAGACTTCCTAAAACTAACCAACCATTATTAGCAGAATTTCTAATTTTTAATAAATTATTTGCAGTATCAGCCCAAATTTTATAGGCAACAGTAGTAGAAGGATCAGAAGAACCACTATTTAATGATTGAATATCACCTAAACAGGTATTCAAATCTGATCTAAAAGTCGCCCCTACTGCATTTCCTATATCGTAATCATGTGTATTGCTCATTTATGTAACCTCCTTACCAAAACCTGATGCTGCCCACACGAAGGATCTAGCAACTGCGGAACTTCCATTTTTAAATGTGACTTGAAAACCTGTCCTACTTATATTAGCAAGTTCAAAGAAATCACCTGATTGTTGTGTTGTTGGAGTCACTACTACTTGAGGTGTATTTTTGAATGGATTTGTGAAAGATACAGTGTATTGTGACGATCCAGTTGTAACTGGAGTTGAAATACTTTCTGTCCTTCCTTGTAATTCTAGTGTAGCTCCTAACTGAGTAATCGCTATATTCTGGTTAGTGTCATTACTTGTTAATATTGCTTTAAATTGAAAAGCTCTTCCTGTAATTAATACATTACTAAACTCTTTATACGCACTCCAAGTGGGTGAACCAGCAGGATCATCGTTAGTTGCTCTTACATAAAGAGCAGCATTACAAGCAGTAGCCTCTGTTAATCCACCAATCGCATCAATATATCCCCAAGTATCAATCAAATCTGTTCTGTCATCCCATAAACTATTTAATATAAAATTACTTGCTTTTAATGTTTTTCTTAAGTTAACATCATAAGGCTGAGTTAAATCTATTGAATTACTAAATAGATATTCTCCTGATGTTGCTGTTGCATTACTAGTAACTGTTAATGTTAAAGCATCTAAAGCTGAATCATAAACAGTATTTGTTTTTGAACCTGTAAAGTTAGCTGTATGTTCATCAATACTTCCTACTACAAGCCTTTCCTGTGGTGCTGGTAGATTTGTTGTAACTCTTGTGTTGTTCCAATCAGAATCTTGCGATCCAGGAGCAGGAGATTGCCTTCCACCATCATCCTCAAACTTAATTAAATAAGTTCCTTCTAGTAATGGAACAATCTTCTGAGTTTGGTTTCCAGCAGCTGCAACTACGATCTCCTGTGCGTCTTTCCATTGAGCACCAGTTGTTAACGAAGAATGTCTGATAAGAGTCTTACCACCTAATAAAACATCAAGTTCTGTGGCACGATTCCAACTTAATATCGCACTTGATTGATCTATTGGAAGTAAACTTACACCACTAACATTAGTTGGAAGAGCAGTTTTACCAACAGCTACAAAAGGATTCAAAGAGTTAGGTAAGGTTGATCTTAAACCTGATGCACTAACGCTATATACTTCAATCGTATAATTACCAGCAATAGTATCTAGTATTTCATAACTCTTAGCACCTTCTACTGTACGAGATACATAGTTACCCTGTTCATACCTCCATCTAACATAAACATTATCAGTAGAAGTAGTCCAACTGACAATAATTTTTACCCTTGCAATACCAGTATTTTCATAGATAACTTCTTCTGCGGTTATACCTGTAGGGGAAGCGGGGGCAACATCTAAGTTAGTAACATCTCTAGGAGTAAGAGCAATTCCACTTTCTATATGATTGTACTTTCCTGAGTTGTACTGACTCGCTACAATCGTGTAATTTGATCTGTTTTCTTCTTTAACCTCTAACACTCTCCAAGTGGAAGTTAAAATATCATTTGTCTGATAGACCCAAACACTATTGACATTAGGAGCACTTGAAAAATGTTGTCCTAGATTAACCACATCATTTACGATTGAGGTAACTGTTTTGTTCTCAACACTCCCGTCAGGAAGAATGGCAGATAAAGTAGCTCCTATCTTATAAGTCAAATTTGTTGTATTATCTACTGTTACAGAATTGGTAGTAGCAGCTTTTATACGACCTCCTCTACGTTCTCCGCTTCTTACAGGATCAGCAATCTCAACAATTTGTCCAGGTCTAACAACAACTCCTGCATCTATAGAAGTAGCAAATGTCACCACCTCACGCTCTACGTTTTCCATGTAAAGCAACCATTTTGCAAGACGATTTGCTTGTCCCCTACTTGTACAGGCAAAGGCATTAATATTTTTAACTATTGATCCATAACGAGCTTGGTTAGCAGTATCAACTACTTCCTCATAATTTATATCTCGTAACTCTAAATCTAGATATTTAGCAACTACTACTGTAGGTCTTGTCTTTTGACTTGTATTTGAATAAGTAAAACCAGGAGGTAAGGTATTAGCAAGAGTAAATAGATAACTAGAATCTTTAGGAGAATCTTGTGTAATAGTTAAACTACCAACCTGATAATATGGCATTGCTCTAAACACAGAACACATTTGATTGATTACGTTATAGGCTTCTTGTTGATTTTGAATTGAGACATTACAGCTAAATCTAGGTTCTGTATTACCTGTACCTGTACCGTCATCTATCTGAGTAGAACAATAAACAGATGCCTGATAAAAACTAAACTTATCTAAATCAGCTTCAACAAGATGAGCACCTAATCCGTACCTAGAGGAACTTAAAAGGTCATATAAGCACCAAGCTGGATCGTTTGTATATTGTGCAGCACCAAGCGTTCCATTAAACGTACCAGTATAAGATAAACTTCCATCTGCTCTTACTGTTGCATTATGAGGAATCTTTACTTTTATACCCTTTACTAGATACTTCCTTGTCGGAATAGAACTGAACTGTTCTGCATCTACTTTTAACCCAACTAATGCACTATTTGGATATGTTCTTTGGTCATACTTAATTTCAACATAACTGTTAAATTGAATTTCATTTGCTAATTTACTTGAACTGCTATCTGCTGTAATTCTTGTAACTTTAATATTAACAGGAAAAGCACCATCTAAATTAATTAAATAATCTCTTTGGTAAGTATCAGGAGTTCTACCTGTAATCGTTCCTGCATTACCAGAAACAACAGTAGAATATGAACCTCCAGAGTACTGAACAGCAATTTCTAACTTAACTTCTGTACCAAAAATATCTCCTTCATCACTAAATCGTTGCAGAGCAGGAACAGTTATTGTTACTGATACTGCATCAACATCTGAATCTGTTATCTGTATAACTTTTGGTGTTGCTTTAAGGACAGTAGAAAAACCTGTAGATTTAGTTGTTTCTACATTTTTTGTTATAGGAATATTAGTTTGACTTGATGTCCCAGTTCTAGTTTCAAAAGTAACGTCTTTAAAATTAAACGTACCATCAGCAGCTTGTAATGGTGTGTTATTTAAAAATATAGACTTTGCACCATCAACTAAACCACCTATCTCTCCTTCTCCTATAAGATCTAATACTTTTGCAAACTGTTTAGAGTCTAAATTATCTTTAGCTTCGGTAGGAGTACCACCGCCTCCACCACCACCTTTTCCTTCACCACCTGATCCTATGATTTTTGTCATACTTCTACCTGTGCAGTTTCAATACCAGCAGATATTACAACTGATCCTGTTAATACCTGACCGTAAATGACAGGAACAGCCACACCTGCACGACTTGTATTTTGTATTCCGCTAAAGTTAAAAGATAATCGAGGATCTTGTTCTTGTTCTGGAATATCGGGAACAGGGGTTAACATTTGTGCAATTCCCTGAAAAGCTAAACTAGCACCGATAGTTCCAACCATTGTAGATAATTTTATGGCTTCACCACCAAAAGTTCCAATAGATATACCTTGTAATCCAGGAATAAATGCAGCACCTATCATTGCTGCTCCTAATAAAAATCTTCCAACTCCCCTTCCAGCACCCCCAATAACAGGAATAATTTTTATATCTTCTTCTCCATTAGGGTAAGTCAATTCTTCCTCTGTCAACTCCCAATTACCAACAGAAACCTTATAATACCTTTCCATCATATGTTTTTCTAATTGAGGAAAATTAACAACTAAAAACCTAATAGCCTGTGCAGCATTATGAACTTCAGCTTCAAAAGTCTTTTGACCTAGAAACTTTGCTAGTTCTCCGTATAGCTTAATTTTACGCAGCATAACGAATCCTCTTACCTGTACATTTTAGCAACCATTCGTCTAATAAATCACGACTTGATAACCTATGTTCCAAATGATGTAAAACGGTTTGTTCTCCTAAGTAAACACCAATATGATTTAATCCGCTACTACAAATTGACATTAATAATAAATCACCTCTTTCTAAATCTTCCTCCTCCTTTAATTCTCTAAATCCTGTTTTTGCAAAACAACTTGCAAACATTGGGTTCTTTATAAAATCATCTGGATCATTTGGTCTAATCCAATCTATAAGTTCTATTCCTAACTCTTCTTTATACCAATCCCTACATAAACTCCAGCAGTCAGTCACACCCCATACCCATTGCCTACCAATTAAGGGTGCTTTATATCCGCAAGGTTCACAATAACCCCATTGTTTTAAATTAGGTTGAACGATCCACCACTTAACACCAGATTTTTCACAGGAAACTTTATCCGCTTCACTCGGTTGAGGACTTGTAACAGGATGACTATGAATAACAGCACTTATTTCTCCATATTTATCTTCAACTTCAGCCCAATCATCTGGATCTAAAATAAATTGATCTTTTGGATTAACAGCTAGATTTTTACAGGGAATATATTTTTCTTTACCCTTAACAATAACTAAAAGACCACAAGATTCTCTTGGATCTTCTTGTATTGCGTGTTCAAGTGCTTTATCTTGCCACATTATGAGAAAAATGTACCAACACCAGGAAAATCTGCTGGTAAAACTTGTCTTTTAGGTAGTCGAACACCTTGTAAATCAAAACTAGCGGCAAGTTCAAATTGGATTATATCTCTTGTTTCTGTAATTTTACGATCTATATAATAAATTTCATCAGGAAATGTAGCTGTTGGGTCTGGAGTACCAAATGGATTTATACCTGATTCCATATCTATCGCACTACCATTTTCAAGCAATAAATTTGAACCATTTTCCAATAAGATTTCACCTCCAATAAAATTTGTATTATCAATATATCTTTGCAAAGTTCTGATTCTAGTAACCTTTGCTCCTTCTAATCCTTGAGGTAAAGTCAAAAGTATTGTTGTAAAAGTACCTAAAATATTAGAAATAGTAATTTGTGGTCTAGGAAGTTGCTTACCATTAAATTCAAATCCAGTAGCTTCTATTGGCATTCTTGTGTATTCAATATTATTAAATATAAGATTGCTGTTATTGTTCTCATTTACACCATTATGAAAATAATATGTTGTGTTTGCATCATGAATTGTAGTATCTAGCTGTAGTTGAAATAATTCAACAATATTACTAGGATTTATCTTCTGTAGTTCTGATACAGGAGTAGCCATTATGGTTCAAATACTTGTTGAAATGTCATGTTTAATGTTGCTCTGTTCTTATAAGGTATAGTCTTAGTCCACTGAGGGCATATCCATTTATAAGCAACAGCACTACCAGGAGGTTGCCAATCAAAAGAAGCACCATCATCTGCTCTGGCTTCAAGAAATGTTTCGATGGTATCTGAATCTGTTTCTGAAACATTAAAAGTCAAAGACCACACATAAGGTTTTGTATTTAATCCAAACTTTATTCTATGCTGATAGCCATCATTAAATTGAGCGATATTTACTCTTGGTGCTGTAGTCTTGCGAGCTTGATATGTTGGGTTAATTGAAGGAAAAGTAGACATTATGCAAGTAAACCTCCTGGTCTTTTTTCTTTAATTAGTTCTGATTGAACAACTGCTCCTATTAATCTACCAAGCTCTTCGGCATTTGGCTGATCTCCTTCAACAGAAGTACCAGAAGCATCTACGTTCACAACAACACTTGTCGTACCACCCATTTGATGATTAGGAATTATAGTGCCAGCAGTGTCAGGAACAAAAAGTTCTGGACCTCTTTCTCCTACCAATGAAGGTCTATCAACAGGAGGTCTACCACCATTAGCAAAACTCTCCATCGTAAGTGTATTTGGATCAGTTGGTCCTCGATTAAAACCTGCAAAAACATCAGTTTCACCTCCTCCTCCAAAGAACCTCAATCCAATACCTAATATTCGCATTTGTATCTGTTTTGCAATCATTTGTGCTGCCATATCTAAGAAATGATCTGCTGTCCTTTGGAAAAGATTTGCCAATGCCTGTTGTGCTGTCATTGAGCCATTTACAATTCCTTTAAATGAACTTGAGAAAGAATCTCCAATAGATTTACTAAGTTCAACAAGTTGTTTTTGTGTATCCATTAAATCTCTTAATTCATTATTAAGGTCAACAATTGCAGATTGAACAGGATTAGCTAATATTTCTGCATTTCTTAATTGAGCTATATTTAATTCTCTTTGTAGTCTTAGTTCTTCTAGTTGATCTTCTAATTTATCTTTTCTTACACCTTCTTCTGTTTTATCTAGTTCAAACTGTTTAAGTGCTATTTGACTTTCAATTTTTTTAATTTCATTAGTTTTTCTTATAACATCTTGCTCCTCACTTCTTTGTGTAAGTCGTTGAGCTTCTAATTCAATTTCTGACTTTAAATTATCTATTTTTACTGATCTTGCACTATCAAGTAACTCTTGAGATATCTGTACTTTTGCAGGTGCAGAAGATGGAACAAATTCTTCTTTTAATTGACTAAGGACAGAAGGAGTCAGAAATTGTGAACCTAAATTTAAAGCTCTTTGTAAATTACCTTTTCTTAAAGGATCAATAAAATCTAATCCTCCTTGTGGTAAACTTTCTGGAATTAATTCCCCAATTCTTTTCTGAAATTCTTTTCGTCTATCTTTTGGTACTTGATTAGCAATATCCGCTAAACTAAAAGCTCCACTTATACCTTGTAAAATTTCATTAATTGCTGCTGACAATTCTCCTAAACCTTGAGAGACAAATGACAATAACTGAGTATTTACTTTTGCAAATGTATTACTTAATTCTTGGAATGATTTGGATAGTTTTTTAAGTTGTTCAACATCAGCAAACTCATCAATTTCAGCCAGAGCAATATCAGCAGCAGTAGCCTGTAATCCTAACTCTTCTAATTTACTTATCTGACGTTCAAGAGCAGAACCAGATATACCAGCACGTTGAACTAAAATATCAATATTTTCAGATGGTTTTCTTAAAGCATCACCAAGTTCTATAGCCTTCTTACTTAATCCATCAAAAAATGCACCGATCTGAGTGCCAAGTAATGAAAGAGCAAAACCAAATTGACCTCCTTTTATACCACCAGCAAAACCACCAAAGCCACCACCAATAGATGCACCAAGTCCTTGACCAAATAATAGAGGAAAAGCTCCACCAATAATTGCACTTGAAGTTGCTTGATCTCTAATAGCTTTATCTGTTGCCGTTTGATTTCTTCGGAATCTAGCAAACCTTACATCAAACCTTGCTTCTTTTCTGGCAATACTATCTCTTGCTCTGCCTCTTCTTAAACGACTTGCTGTTTTATCTTCTTTATTACTATCCCTTATTAATGTTCTTTGTTTCTCTAACTCTTTATTCATTTCTTTTATTCTTGCTGTTACATCTCCATATTCTTTTTCAGTAAAATCTAATTGTTTTCTTACACCAGTTAAAGTATCTAAATATCTTTCAATAGCATTAATAGTATTTGCAGGAGTAAAGTTTAAAAGCGTTGATATATCTGCATTACTAAAACCAGTTACACCAGGAACATCTTTAGAACCCATTGCACCAAAAGTAGATGCTGTAATCTTTGCACTTTCATTGAATCTTTGAAGAGATTTTATCTGTGCTGAAAAATTTAATTTTGTAAAACCTTGAGTAAATAATTCAAATTTTTGACTTGTAATACCAGAAGAAGCTGCAAGCTCCTTCATTCTTGTTGCTAATTCTCTGGTAGATGCAATTCCTTTTCTATTTGCACCCTCGTAATTTAATAAACCTTTTGTATACTTTTCAAAAGCAATTTGAGCTTCCTTAGTTTTCTGAGTTAATTCTTTAGCTTTTGCAATTGCATCCTTAGAAAAAGGACCACCAGATCCTGGACCTTTACCTGTTTTTTTTGATAATTGATCTAATTCTTTTTGTAATGCTTTAACTTTTTTTTCTGTCGTAGTTAAAGTTTTTTGTAATTGTTTTAACTTTTCGTCTTTAGTCCTGACATTAATATTAATTCCGTAATCTGCCATTTACTCGACCCAATAAATTACTTCTATATTACCGCCTTCTGGGTTTCATGGCTTGTTTTTTTTGCACTTGTTCTTTATATTTCTCTTCTTCTTCATGTTTTAACTCAAAAAAACCTGCCCAAGCTATTAGTTCTTCTCTAGTTAAATTTTCTGTAAGTTGTCTTAATGTCATTCCTAACTCTTTTGCTAAGAAAAACAATAAATACCAATCCTTATTAGCTTTTTAAAGCTGCTTTCGCTTCCTCCACCTTTAGATCTTCTCCTGATGTCATCATTGCCATTTGTATATTTTGTAAAACACCTGCATTTATTTCTCTTCTTAAAGATGCTTTATGACCATCTTGAAATAATCTTTTACCATCTTCATCTAATGCTTTTTCAATCATAAGATTTAAAGCAAACTCATTACCATCATCACCTTTAGATTTAGCCATGATTGATTCTCTTTCTGCAATAGTTAATGGATGCCAATAAATCTTTAATACTGTTTCCTCTCCATCTTTTACTTCATATTTATATTTTTGGCTAACACCAAACTTGTTTCTGAGGAGTTCAAT